GAATTTCATCAAATAAATTAGCTAATTCAATTAAATCAAAGCCTATGATTTCCAAATTAAAATCATAATTGGCAAGTTCTTTAAGTTCAATTTTTAAAAGCGATTCATCCCATCCAGCATTCAGGGCCAATTTGTTGTCAGCTAATACAAGCGCCCGTTTTTGGGCTTCAGTTAGATGAGCGAGTTGTATGGTAGGTATTTCTTGTATTCCCAACTTGCGCGCAGCCATGACGCGCCCGTGGCCCGCTATGAGCCCATTATTTCCATCGATTAAGACAGGATTTGTCCAGCCAAACTCGCGGATGCTTGCAGCGATTTGAGCAACTTGCTCGTCAGAATGTGTACGTGAATTTCGAGCGTAAGGGATAAGACTTTCTAAAGATTTATATTCGATAGTAATCATGGGACTTTTACCCCATTCTTGACGTTTTTCATTGTGGTTTTCCTTTTTTCCTTTTTTTTCCTTTTGACTTGACCCCGAAGGGTCTGGTTACGGCTCCAGCGTCAGCGAAAGGAATAACTGACCGATTGCTGAGCAGGATACCGAACTGCAATTTGTCAGGCAATCAATCTTTCCTTTGGACAATAGCCCATCCCATCCCTTTTGAAGTTACCTACTGCTGATCTAACCTTGGTAATTGTCCATGTGTAGCATGAACTCGGGTTAGGGCATCTCATCTCGCGGTCTATCAGGTCACCTGCGCTTCCCACGCTTACGGCTGGTGTCACCGGCAAATCTTCAAATCGGGCTACCTGTTTTCCTATGTGCGCTGAGAGGGCTACACATAACGCGCCGGGAACGGGTCAACTCAGCGCGGCAGTCTTACGACCAAAGTGACTTTTCTGATAGGCAGGGGCCACTACCCTCTCGGACTTCCAGCGTATCGGGCTGGACAACGTATGGACACAAAAAAAGGCTTGGTACTGCCCCCGGTGAGAACCCCTTGTCCGACTTCAAAGCGTCTCTGGGGGCGGGAACAGTCCAAGCCTTTCTTATCAGTTCTCACGCTGACAAGAAAATTCTATTTACAGAACAGGCACTTGTAAACCATATAAAAAAATTTACCAAATTACTTTACAAGTCTTGAAAGTTTCTTTTACAATAACACCGTACCAAGGCAGTCCCGCCAAGGGTTTTGAAGGAGAGACAAGATGAACGGTTTTTCAGTAAATCAAATTGTTAAAGGCAAACACGCTGGCACTTTCGTGATCCTTGCGTTCAAAAAGATTGGCGGCGAACAACGCGCAATCCTTAAGGAAGTGAATCCTGCCAACTTTACTCAAACTGCTCCGGGACACATTGCTCTTTCTCTGGACTGTATCAAGCCAATTTACTAACACTTTAGCGCCAAGGACGGCGAACCTTTTTGGAGAGACACCATGAAAACTGACGCCGCAATCGCCGCCGCCATCATCCGCAAGGAACTCAAGAAGCACGGCATCAAGCATCGCATCAAGTCCAGCACCTATTCGGGAGGAAACAGCATTTACATCTATGTGCAAGATCAGCTACCGGCAACCATCGAACGTATCAATGATTTTTGTTCTCAGTTTCGGGCTGGTTACTTTGACGGAATGCAGGATATGTACGTCTACAACAAAGACCGCACAGGCCCTACGGTGTCATACATTTTCGTCAAAAATGAAATCAGCGACGAACTCAGGGCCAACGCCCAAGCCTTTGTGAATAGCTACTACGCTCATCCGGGTGTCGGCTATGACTTTGATCGATTGGTCTCGAATCAGCTTAACAGCAAGGATTCAGCGTTTTGGAAAGCCAACAAGCCGCGCATTGCGGCTTAAGGAGGAACCATGAGAGAAACATTTCACGCCAAACATCAGAAAGACTTTGATGCTGGCTACGATGCCAAAATGAAGGAAATCGAAAAAATGGGCTATCAGTTAGCTCGGGACAAGTTTTTTGGGATTACCCTATCGCGGAAAAACCAGCTTCACTTGCCGCCTATTATTTTGCTGATGGGCAATGTCACGCACTATATGACTGGAAAGAAAAATGAAATTCCTACACATCGAATCTGCAAAGGAACATTTGGAAACTTTGAACGCCTTGACCGAAAATCAAGAGATTCCATTTGAGATACGGCTTGAAATGGCCAAAGTGGTCGGCAGCTTCAAAGTAATCATGGAGAACTACGAGGAACTTTGGATTTCGCGCTATTTTTCCTGAATGCCCTAGCGGCATTGTCCCACTCGGCCTCGGTAGCATCATCAATGCTGATTCTATCGGGGCTTTCTATTTTGCGGTCATGGGTAACGAACAATGACCGATGAAGCTCATAGACTTGCTCGACGCTTTCGATGATATACAACGCGCCTTGCCAGAGTTGGTGAAAATCCTGTTCCGGCTTGGTCAGCTTCCGCGCTGATGGCGGTTTTGATCCATCCTTGATTTCGACCAGTATCGTCGTTCCAGATTTCGAGCATACGATGTCAGGAAAACCAGCCCCAACCGTGTGTGTGTGCGCCACCGTCCATCCAAGGTCACGAAAAGCCTTGACGATGATGGGTTGGTTAGCGTCGATTCTTGCTGCTCTCATGAAGTAATTTGATGGTCGTTGCTAGTAGATCCAATTCAGTGACTTTGTAGATTCTAAGCAATGACCTATCCCCGTGGATACCCATTCCACCAGTATGGCAGTCCGGGCATAACGGAATAGCCAAATAATCCGATGCTCGTTGCGACATTCCCTGCCCTTCTCGGATGTGATGGCAGTGAACCCCATAAGCCCCGCACAATACGCAATTCTGCTGGGCAACCCAATCTAGATATTTCTTACTCTTCATGGCTATCAATATACGCTTGAGTGTATTCAATGAGGCTTGTCATGCGCTTGACGCCCATTTGAGCCGAGGATTCCCGGAGGTTCACAAATTCGCCTTCTAGGCCCGGAATCATGTCTGCGCCAATCTTGGTTGCTATGGCATGACCAGAAATGAATAGCACCTTCCATTGGTCAGGCTTTAACACTCGCCCCATATAAGTCATGGTTTTGGCTGCATCGCTGCAAAGGGCGTGGAATTTGGCGTTCTGATCCAAGGTTCGGGTGCAATCCTTCAATATCAGAATCAACCCGTCAGGAGCCTTAGAGACGGCTTCCAGCGCCCTTGTACGCTTATCCTCTCCGTTTATTTGAATCATGTAGTGGATCATATTTTCTGCTATCCAAAATGAGTTCCTTGTTTTCGTCCCAAATCAGAACGCGCTCAGGCTTTCCGAGCTCCTTAGAGACTTCGGTGATAAATTCGGCTGCTTCGGGTTGCGTTTCTAAAATTCGATTCCAATCCCGCGCCTTTTCCGCTCGCGCAATCAGCCTTTGGCGTTCTGCTTCTTCATTTTTCCTAATCGTTGCTTGGGCTACTTTTTGCCTCAGTTGCTCCACTTTCTCCATCAAATCCATAACCTAAACCTCGCAATGGTTCGACTGATCTGGTGATGATGCTCAAATGCCATGCCTTGCAGAATTCACAAGGCTCCCCTATTCGCCGCCATCCATTCATTCCATCCTGTTCGATTCGACAGGTGCAGGCTGGCTTTTCTGTAGTATTTCTTTCAGTTTGCATAAATTTTCCTTCGCTTTTTCAGGGTCAAATGTTGAATGTGATTCCAATAGGCCGGCAATGCTTCCCTGCGGCGATTCCAGAAGCCTTGACGGTATGTCTTGCTCTTTCAGTCTCCCTAGCTTTAATGCGTCTGATACGGCCTTAGAGCGTTTTTCAGCGCACCATCCCTCCGAGATGATCCACTTTGGGAATATGTTTTGCGATTTGTTTCTTTCAACGATTCGATCATATGCAGCTTTGAATGCCATTCGACTGGCTATGCGGTCATCCTCCCGGTCTGCAATGGCATGAGCCTCGGCAATCTCATCAGTCCAGACAACGGTGTCCGATTCATCCTTCGGAATCATCGTCCAAGCCTCATCAGCCGATATCCGCTGCGGAGCCCATTTTTCAATTTGGGCCACAATGTCCGCGGGCTTTGGAGGAAACTGACCTCGTACTGGATCGACGCAATGCGCCTTGATGCCTTCGACAACAATTGCCAGTGGATAGGGTTTGAGCAATTCAAACGCCATCGCTACCTGTTGCGGCCCAATCGGTTTGTGGAATGACCACGCCCCGGAAAATGTTTCAGAAAATGCCTTGAATTCATTCGTGTTCATAAATTTCACCATCAAAGTCAGAGAACGGATTGTGTTGGTATTCGTGTGTGACTATCGCCTTGGACGTTACCCATTCGGCCTTAAATGACCTCCAGCCGCGCCCGATACATTCCCGAACCGCATCCTCAACGGTCCAACCAGCTTTTAGCGCTTCCTTGACGAATTGATCCCAAGCCACTGCGGATAGAGGAGCCTTGACTGCTTTCCTGTGTTTGATGAATTCCATTGCCAGTTCTGGCCCGATTTCAAGCATTGAATCGATAGAAAAAACCTTTGCGTTTTTTCTTTTGGTTAATGGTTCTTGGTTCTTGGTTAATGGTTCTTGGTTAATGGTTTCTATTTGGTTGCCTGTCCGTTGGCTTTCCGTTGAGGCTTCGTTCAACGGTCGTTCAACGGTCGTTGGTTTTACGTTCAACGCTCGTTTAACAGCCGATGCTTTTCCGGCCTCGCTTTGTTGTTCTCTCGTTTCCCGGTAAAGCCTTAACTCCTTGTCGCATCTCATGTGATGCCATTCGCCATCTGTCTCAACGAAAAATTCCCTGAGAATCAGCATTGCTTGTGCTGATTGCTTCACGATACGCAACCTCCGAAAGACCATCTCAAGATCCGAAAATGGTTGCTCGGTGTCATAGTAGTGATTGACCAGACGGAAATAGATCGCCTCCTCTTCCAATGTGAGATGAGAAGTGGACAAATTCCAATCCGGAATGTTGAGTTTGTAATAGTGCATGGGGCATCCTGTGTTGTCTCTCCGGGTCGCACTCCTCCTGCGGCCCTTTTTTTTTACTTCCGTTTGGCCCTCCTGATTTCTCGCCATGGCAAGTCAGGCCGTAATTCCTCAGCCGTGACTCGATGCTTGGTTGCAAGCTGAATCGCCATTGCTGTCTCAGCAGTGACGCGGGTTTTTCCATTCGCCATCAAACCAATCAAGACCCGAGAGCATCCCAGCTTTTCCGCTGCAAGCCTCCGGCCTCCAATGATTTCAACGGCCTGATCGATCAATTCGTTCTGTTCCATAGTGTCTCCTTAAAAAGTCCAGCGAATTATAAAATAAGTTTACCTGTCTTGTAAAATTGTTTTATAATGTCCCTGCTTTTAACACAACAGGAGAGACAAAAAATGGCTGAATTTTCGCCATGGGACGAACCGATGGAGATGCTTGACGCATTGTCTGATTCATTGCTCAGGGCTTCACCTGTTCTGTCCCGTCAAATCAATGACATTCAGCACAAGCTGAAGGCAATCAGGGCTGAACACGAACAGCAACAAGAAGACCTCGACCAGATATTTGCAGTTCTGGAATCCATCGAGGGACGCAATTACGCAAAGGCTCAGGAGGCTATCAATGTCCACGACATCTAAGACCATCTTTCAGGCTCTTGTAGCCGCTCAGAAGAATTTCGAGGCGGCATCGAAGACCAGCAACAATCCGCATTTCCGAAGCAAATACGCCGCGCTGGATGTGTGCGTTGATGCTGTCAAGGAAGCCCTGAACAATGAAGGGATCTTTCTTTTGCAGAAAACGCACGAATGCTCCGATGGCGTCACTGTCGAAACCATTTTTATTCATGAATCCGGAGAACAGCTTTCAGGGGGAATCCTGCACGTTCCTGCTTCTAAGCATGACGCTCAAGGCTACGGGTCGGCTTTGACCTACGCTCGTCGGTACAGCCTTTTGGCGGCTTGTGGAATTGCCCCGGAAGATGATGACGGGAACGCGGCAACGGCAAGCGCTCCGAAAAGGCCACCGCCACCATCTGAACAAGATATTGAAGCAAAGCGCTTTGAGATCTCTCAGGCGATTGATGCAGCAAAAAACACCGACGAACTTCGCAAGGTTCTGGATCCTGCTCGGGAGTGGGCAAAACTGTACGGACTTCCGAAGTTCAATAACGAAATTGTCGAACTGGCAAAAACCCGCGCATCCGCGCTCAAAACAGAGGATTAAGAAATGGCCGATCAAAAGTTGTATGACCTCGTAGTAACCACGGGTCAATATGTGGATCGAGAAGGCAACGAAAAGCGCGAGTACGAGAACATTGGCGCTGTGTTCCAAGGTCAAAACGGGATGTACGCCATCATGAAGAAGACCTTCAATCCTGCCGGGGTTCCCAGTGATAGGTCATCTTTCTTTGTGAACTTCTACGAACCACGGGACAGGAACGCGCAATTTCTTCAGCGTGCTCCTCAACAGGCAAGGGGTCCGGCATACCCTCAGCAAGCCCCGCAGGACAATTCAGGCGCTGATTTCAACGACGATATCCCATTTTAACGGGTACCAATCATGACTATTTATTACGATCTACCAGCAGCCGAGTACCATGCTCGCCCTGAAATTTCCAAGAGCGGTCTGGACAAGATCGCTCAATTTCCAGCCCTTTACCTTGCCCACAAGAACCGTCCTCCGCAGCCAGCGGAGGAGCTGGTTATCGGGTCAGCAACGCACACTCTGATTCTGGAGCCCGAAAAGTTCGAGCAGGAATTCATTGTGGCCCCTGCCGGCATGGATCGGCGCACCAAGGAAGGCAGAGCCGCTTTTGCTCAACTGGAGGATTCAGGAAAGCAAATCCTGAGCGCCTCTCAATACGAACTGGTCAGCGGTATGGCCCTGTCCGTAAGAAGCAACCCCGTTGCGTTGGATTTAATCTCAGGAGGCCATGCAGAGGTTTCCTTTGACTCGATCCTTGAGGACGTGCCCACCCGTGGCCGTTGCGATTATCTGCGCTCCGATGGCGTGGTAATTGACCTCAAAACCACCAAGTCAGCCAGCAAGCGAGGGTTTGCAAAATCCATTGCCGAATATCGCTACCACGTCCAAGCAGCCATATACACGGATCTTCTGGAGGCGAATGGGCTGTTCGTGCCCGAGTTCATCTTCATTGCCGTGGAGAAGACCTATCCCTATGCCTCAGCCATTTACAAGCTGGATCAAGATGCACTCGATCTTGGCCGAGCCTTGTACCGTAGGGATCTTGCTACTTACAAGCACTGCATGGAAATGGACGAATGGCCGGGATACCCGGAGGAAGTGGTAACGCTGTCCCTGCCATCTTGGGCTGTGTAAATTTTTTTTACAAAAAGGGTTTACTTCGCCTTAAAGTTTATTTTACAATTACACCATGCCAAGGCAATTCGGCCTTGGCCCCAACTGGAGAGACAACATGAAAGCATTAGATAAATTTGGCGGCTGGATTCTCGACACCCGCGCCGGAATGATTTTCGGAATCATCATTGTTTTGACAGGAGCAGGAATACTTGGCTACAAGGCGTGGACAGCGCCTAGGCGCGTCACTCTGACTGCTTCGGATTTCGTCTGTGTCCAAGCCGAGCCTTGGGGCATTTCGACGCGCTGTACGGCTTATGCGAGGGTTAAATGAACACCCTCACCATCCCGTTAAACGGTGAACAGGTCGAAGTGCATTTTGCTTTTACCAAGGGCTATCCCGCAACATGGGACGATCCCGGATGTGATGACGAAGCCGAGATCACTGCGGTTTTTTATAAAGACGTGGACGTTTACCCGATCATCAACGAAGAGGATGTTGAGGGGTTGTATGACTACATTTACAGCTACAGGGGTGATGACGATGTATAGAATTCTGAAGGTTCTGCTGGTTATGGCATTGATCGCAGGTTACGCCTACGTCAGCAATCAGGATTACGAAGATCAACAAATGGTTGAGGCTATTAACAAATGAAATCACTCCGCGCTATCAGAATGAGCATCCTTTACTGGCAAATCGACAGACTGGCAGCGCGGATGAATAGGCTTTTGAAAAAACCGTAAGCTGGTAGAGCGGTCAATTATCACCAGAGCCATGACAGAGCGGCGAGTCTCTCCTCCTTTCTAACTCGCAAGGTGTGGGCATGGCATTTTTTAACATTGGGGGATAGCCAAGCGGTAAGGCAGCGGGTTTTGATCCCGTCATTCCTAGGTTCGATCCCTAGTCCCCCAGCCACTTTTGAGAGAACAATGAACAATCAATACTCCTTTGCTGCATTTCAGGAACAAGCCATGCGAACCGCCAAAGATATGGGCCCAGGAAAAGACCTGATCCATGCCACGCTAGGCATAACCAGTGAGGCCGGGGAATTTTCCGATGCAATCAAAAAGTTTTTTGCTTACGACAAAGAGTTAGACAAAACCAATCTGATCGAGGAAATCGGGGATTTATTTTGGTTCTGCGCATTGGCCTGTAGATCGCTTGGCGTATCTCTTGAAGTTCCGGCAATCCATTGCATTTCCAAACTGGAAAAGCGTTATCCGGAAAAATTCACCAATGAAGCAGCCATTGCCAGAGCGGACAAAGCGGAATGAGTAAGGCCGCCATCATCATTCTTGTGATTGCGTTCGTTCTTGTTTTGATCGAATCCGTAATTGATCTTCCAACAGAACCCGAGGACTTGGACTGATGGCAAGCCACGGGGACAGGTTCACAGAACGCAACAGGAACACGAGAGCCAACAAACCGATAGATCACCCGCCACCATGTGATTTTTGCCGTGACGGGGCTGTGTGCCGCCGTGAATGCCTGAGTTACAGGGTATGGGAGAGAACCGGAGTTTAAAAATTATGGCCCCTTACATTTTTTAACAATGTGTCGGTAGGAGTACCGGGGGCCACTCTTTAGGAAACAACAATGGAAAACAATGACTGGCTGTTTTTAGGATCCGCGGTAATTGCGGCTGCGTGTTTCGCGCTACTGGCCTATGCGGATTGGTTCGACAATGAAGAGTAAAACTAAGGAGATGAAAATGGAAAATGTAACGATCAATGGTATTGAGTACGCGCCTGTAAATCGCATCGTCGGAACTCGTGCAGTTGTAGTTGTGGATCGTGGATGGATCTTTGCAGGTGACGTTACCCGCAGCAATGGCAGGATTCGCCTAGATAATGCCGTGTGGGTTTTCCGGTGGGAGTCCGTGGGTTTCGATGGTGTTATTGCCAATCCGAAATCAAGCAGTGTAACCATTAAGCCTATGCCGAACGGGGTTGATATTCCCGAAGGCGCTGAAATTTTCTTAGTTCCTGTCGAAGATGGGTGGGGGCTGTAATGGCCCCTGTCTTTAAGCCAATCGGCGACGGCAACGGCTACGGCAACGGCTACGGCGACGGCGACGGCGACGGCAACGGCAACGGCTACGGCGACGGCGACGGCTACGGCAACGGCAACGGCTACGGCGACGGCGACGGCGACGGCAACGGCTACGGCGACGGCGACGGCTACGGCAACGGCAACGGCTACGGCAACGGCAACGGCTACGGCTACGGCTACGGCGACGGCGACGGCAACGGAACAGTGTCACCCAATAGACTGAGGAGGAAGTGATGGGAACAAGACACCGTCACGCTGATGTAATTCATGCGTGGGCTGAGGGTGAGGAGATTCAGTATTTTTGGGAAAGTGAATGGCGTGATTGGAAAGATACTAGCTGCCCTACCTTTACAGGAAATATTAAATGGCGCGTCAAACCCAAAACCGTCAAGAAGGAAGGGTGGGTGAATGTTTATCCAGCAACCATGGAAAATCATGTAGCTAGCACGTCCAATGCCTATGCAACAGAAATGCAGGCTGACAAAAATGAAAGATGCGCAAGAATAGCCTGCGTCCACATTACTTGGGAGGAAGAAGTATGAACAAGAACGATGGTGGCCCGGCGTTTCCGAATGTGAAGAATTGCCCAGATTTGTCTGAAAAAGGCATGACCCTCCGAGATTACTTTGCGGCCAAGGCGATGCAGGGAATTTATGCCTGTCCGGTACAGCTTTATCACGCTGATGGAACACCTATGCCTGACCCACTAACAAGCGCAGACATAGCAAAGATGGCCTATGAAGAAGCAGACGCAATGCTACAAGCGAGGGAAGAATGAGTAAATTCAGAAAGAAGCCAGTAGTGATTGACGCCGTTCGGATTGAGAAAGAAATGAAAACTCCCGCTTGGTTGAAAGACGCCTTAGTGCGCGGAGAGGTGATCCTGTATGGCATGAATAGGATTCTGCGTGATCAACCCCAAGCGTATATCAAAACCCTTGAAGGGACCATGCGTGGAGACGCTGGAGACTGGATCATTCGTGGCGTTAAGGGTGAACTCTATCCTTGCAAGCCGGACATTTTTGAAGCGACCTATGAACCTGTGGAGGAAGAATGACCAAAAAAGACCACCTAGAAATCCTGATGCTCCTGTCTGCCTTGGAGTCTTGGAGTTATTCCCTTGACCGTAGATTGCCGGATTGGCTGTTGGAGGATTTAGAAAACATGGTTGAGAAACTGAAAGCTGAAGTGTTGGAGGAGAGATGAACGAAGACAAAGAACTTACCCAGCGGGAATTACAAGAATGCCTTCGTTACGAGGAAGGTACAGGGTTCTTTTTCTGGATTAAAAGAAACAGTAAACGCATAAAAGTTGGGGATAAAGCTGGAACAAGACCAAATTGTGATGGGTACGCAGAAATAATGGTGAACAATGTTTTGTACAAGGCTCATCGTTTGGCTTGGTTATATGTGTATGGCGAATGGCCTCAGAGTCAAATAGATCACATTAATGGCGATAGGTTCGACAACCGTATTGCAAATCTGCGGGACGCTACACCAAAGGAAAATTCTTACAATCGCATACGAGCAAGCAAAAACAACAAAACGTCTTTACTGGGCGTGGTGACAAAGCCGAACGGAACTTTTTACGCCGAGATTAGGGTAGAGAAAAAGAAGGTTCATTTAGGATCTTTCCCCACCGCAGAGTTAGCACATCAAGCATATCTTGAAGCCAAAGAAAAATTGCATGCGATGGAGGCGGTATGAACGAAGACAAAGAGTTATTGACCTTGGCGGCGAAAGCGGCGGGGATTGAAGGCTACTGGTTTGAAAACGAGTACTGGAACGGGATTGTAGGAAGTCACATTAACGGAGCAGATACTCCTTGGAACCCCCTACTCGACGATGCTGACGCTTTGCGCCTTGCGGTGAAGTTGAAGATGACTATTGATGTGCGGCTGTGGGATGACGAGGTTCAAGTTCGCGCTTACCACGAGCCGAGTATGTATCACATATCCGAAAAGGGCGATCCATGCGACGCCACCCGTAGAACCATCGTAAGAGCCGCCGCTGAGATTGGTAGGAGGATGGAATGAGTAAAGAAGTTCTTGAGGATCTCAAAACTGGCGTAGCTGTGCTTGCGTTTCTTGTTTTAGTTGGCTTGGTGCTTATCTTTTTGGCATGGGTAGGACAGAAGGTGCTGGCATGAGTACCGCAACCGAATTGTTGAGACGGACTGCTGAGGCATTGGAAAGCATGCGCCTTATGGATCTTTTTAGGGTAAATGCCGCAACTCTATCGGCTGACATCCGCGCCTACCTCGCCTCCGAGCCAGAAGCAGATGAACCTATGGCGTGGACAACTAAAGATGATTTAGAGAGATTTCAAGATGACTTCTATTTAGGTGTGTTTTCTGAACCTGTAGGAAAAGATGACGTCCCCCTCTACATCAGACCCTCGCCAGCAAGGAAGCCGATGACGGAGGAGGAACTGCCTAACATGGGAACCCCAGAGTATTTAACATTTGTCGCTGGCATCCGCTATGCAGAAAAACACCACGGGATAGGGGGGGTGATGAGTGAAGAACAAACACATTTGCTTCATCAAGAGATATTAAAGGCTTTAAGAGACGCAAACCAAGCGCAAAACGGAATTGCAAAACCCGCCGAGCCAGAAGCGGAGCCTGTGGCAAGAAAATCATTAACGACAATAGAGATTGATGATGCTTTAAGGGAAAACGTCCCTCAATGTGATGCTGAGTATGAAATCGGGTTTCATTCTGGTGTTAGGTGGGCAGAACAAAAGCTATACCAATGAAAGAATCTTGGGATTCACATTTATTTAACCCGCCGACAGGAGCGGATGAGTTTGACGCACAAAGAATGGATGGCACTTATTATCGTAAGTATGTCTCGTGCAAGCGCTGTGGAACTCAAAACCTATATTGGAAAGAAACCGTTTTTGGTTGGCGATTATTCGGAAATAAAAGGTTACATGTATGCAAGACAAAGAACACGAAATGATAGCTATAACAGAAGAAGATGAGCCTGTGGCGTGGATTCAACCAACACATTTAGAAAAAGCGCAATTTATGCCGTTCTTGTGCCGAGTTGAACCTAAACAGAGAGATGATTTTATCCCCCTCTACATCAGACCAGAGTCAGCAAGAAAGCCGATGAGCCTAGATGAGTGTTTGAAAAGATGGGAAGTGGCGAAAATGATGTATGGATTCACAGACAATTCAACATTTATTGCGGGTGTCCGTTTTGCAGAAAAACACCACGGGATAGGGGGATATGATGACTAAAAAGAATCTTTTAGAAGTACTTATGCTTTTGTCGGCTTTGGAATCCTGGAGTTATGTCGATGGCCGTAGGTTGCCCGATTGGCTCGTTGAAAAGCTGGAAGATGGCGTGGAAAAATTAAAGGCTGAGATTTTGAGCGACGAGGAATAATCGATCATGAAGTTTCTAATGCTGCTCTTCCCCTTTGCTGTTCACTCGATGACCGCTGAACAGGCCATGGCAAAACACCATGCCTACATTCAGTGCATAAAGGCTTGCACCACAAAATCATGCGTGATGCAATGCAATCGCCAATTCAACGTGAAAACGAAATGAACGAAAGACTAGAAGCGCTTAGGGAAACTTCAAAGATATGTCGCGATACCATCCATCGATATCGGTTCGAGGATGACGTGGCATTTGGGGCTAGGATTTGCCTTGACGCAATCGAAGCCCTTATTCGACAAATACCGCAAGAAAACGAAGACGGGGATCACTTGGAATGCTTGAACCATTCGAGCAAATGATCTGCCCCCAGCAAAGCTATGATGCCAAAAACTACGCTGATGATGACTTTCGCGGTTTTGGACAGACTCGCCAGTCGTTTTAATTCCCTGAGCTCTTCCGTTGTTAAAACGTTAGACGTATCTACGACCTTGAGCGAGTCATCATCACGAGTCATTGGCGTGATCCTTCACGAAAATGCCAATGGCAGCGGCCACCGATAATCCAGCGGTCACGATAGCGCCTTGGAGTTCCGGTGAAATCTGGATGCCAAACGCAATCAAAAGATAACAAAGACCGCGCCAAGTGCTAGGCTCATTCAATGCAATACCAAAGCGCTTCATGATGACCCCCTTACTTGGTTTCTTCGGCGATGACAGACGCTACAGAGGCCGCAGCTTCGGTAGGGGCTACCGCAGCAGGATCTGTAACAGTTTCGATTGCTTCGGCAACAGGAGCCGCCGCACCGGCCATAACCGCCAATTCATGAAGAATGGCTTTCAGGTCGGCGCTAATTTCTTCACCAAGGGCTTCGATTTTGTCTTTCAAGGACATGAGGTTTCTCCTAATACTCGCAGTCAATAGAAAAGGCTGGGTTATACAAATAGGCGGTCAAGTCCTGCATCAGCAATTTGAAATCAATTCCTACACTTGAAGGGCGCGGGAATTGAGTTTGCGATGAATCAGGCTTAAAAGTGCATTTGATTTCTTGAGGCTTGCCCCCATCGGACAGCTTTGCCTCAAATGTCTTACTGCACCCGGTAAGAATTGTCAGGGCAATAATGCCATAAATGAGAGCCATTGCGAATTACGGCAGCTTCGCCAATTCAAAGTGCATCCCATCCGGCCTCTTCCATACGCCACCCCAATTAAAGCCGGCATCCGTAAAGCATTTAACAAATCCGGGGCTCATAGTCGGCTTTTTGCCGAGTGCATTCCATGCCGCATTAACATCAACCGCAACGCCCCAAGAATGGAGGCTCGGGCTCGTCCTTCCCCTGATGTTTCTGATCTGAAAACACCCGTCCCACGTCTTGAGTTCGTTAACGTGTCCCGTAGAAATCAGGTTTTTGAATGCCTGAGCCAGTGGTCCGGGCATATCGCGATTGCAATAAATCTTCTTGGGTATGAATCCAATTTCAAGTTCGGCAGGGACATCCCATACCGTCATGAACTTGGATTCATTCGCCCTTGGATCGCCGTAACGCGCTAGGCAATCTTTGCTTGTAGTCATTTTGATTTCTTGGACGCAACAGGAGCAGCGGGCTCCTCAGCTTCTTCAGCAGCGATTTCCGCTTTGAGCTCGGCTTCCTTTGCCTCGATGAAGTCAATCAGTTCCTTAAGCTCCTGACGGGCTTCTGAGGTCATATCCAGAACGATTTGCTTGAGTGACATAATCAATCCTCTTTTGTTTCTTCATCGTGCGCTTCGACAGGTTCAGAAGCATTTTCTACTTCCTGAGTCTGAATCTGCTGCATGACCTGCATTCGAATGCCATACACCACCATTTCAACATCTTCCATTGGCATCTTACGAAGGCCAGCGAGAATAATGTCTATTTCTTTTGTCGATTCAACAGTAATTGTCAATGACATTTTTTTCCTTCTACAAGTGGGCCTAATTGGAACTGTTCAAAACTCGGCCAATGTTTTACAGCTTCAGGCAAACGCCTCATTTAATATAACATCTGCTGTTCGTTATCGGGTCATGCTTTTGGCTGGGGCGGCTGAACCGGCATATCCTGCATGAATGTGGCCGGATCTTCTCCGGGGGTTACATCCGAAAATTTAGGGATCGCCCAAGCCCATACGGCATCTCTCCAATCAATCAACGCTTTTGCATCAGCGGCATACTGAGTATTTGAGCTGGTTGCGTATGATGCAGCAGTTGCCAGATTGTCGTAACCCCAGTCAGAAGCCCCGCCATCAAGTTTTGCTTGAATTGCAGCATTTATATTGCTTACGGCTTGAGCAATGCGCTGCTTGTCATACGTTGGCGAGTTGACAATGGCTCCATTAGAAACCACATATAAGTAATACTGTTCAGCTTGTTCCTGAGTGCATTCAACAGTATTTTCTGGAATAGAATCCCCGAAAGCAACTCCAGAGCCAGTTATAGTTCCATCGGACGAATAAGAGCAATAATAGATAGTCATAAATTTACCTTAATGGAACGGAATAAAGATCGCGGATACTATATTAGTAAACGAAGATGAAGAAGCACTTGTAAATGTTACTGTTATGTTGTTGCTTCCATCTGGGTAAACTATGCCACCCCAAGCCTGAACCATTGTTATAGTTGTAAGATCTTGCCCTACATTGCTACCTTGAACATAAAGTGTTCCATAATTTGTACCCGGTGCTTGAGTTCCAGTATTTCTTATTCCAAAAGCAAAAAGAATTCCTCCAACTGCGGAGCCAAATGTTATTGAATTAGATAGAGTAGTATTTGCGCCAGTAGACCTAGCCATTCCGGCTTGTCTGCTATTTAGCAAAAATGGGCCTTGGTTTTGTCCATCTACCGAAACCAATAGACTGCTAGAATTATCCCACCCGATGTTTATCTTGTTGGTGGCTTGACCGGGGCCACCGCCTTGCTGAACTGGGGTAAATCCCTGAACCAATGAAGCATTGCTGGCTGTAACAGCATTTCCGGCAATATTGATAGGCCAAATTCCACCAAAATCCATTCCGTCTACTTCTAGAGTGGCTGTACTTACAGATGGAACCCACCCAAACTTAATTAAGTCTGTTCCATTATATGAATATACTGAACTAGAGTACCCAGAAACATTGCCCGTTACATTGCCAGTCACATTGCCCGTCAATGGACCCACAAATCCTTCTGAATTCGTAAGCGCACCTGACATGGTGTCACCAGCCTTGTTGACTGGAGTATAACCCAAAGCCGAAGTGACATCAGTAGCGTTGAGCGTTACCGTCCCAGTTCTTCCGTTGAAACTCGCTACTTTTGCCGAATCGGCAAAGTTAATGTTGGTGCCATCACCGTACAAATAAGTCGAAGCATTCTGCGTCAAAGTGACGCCAGTTCCGGAGGCCGTTTTGGCTGTCAGTGTATAGGCACCTGTCGTGTTGTTCTGGACGATGTATTCACCGACCGCAGCGGGGAAAATCAGATTCCGATTTCCGGTAAGCGTCCCAGAAATAATCAGGACAGGATAAGCAGCCTGAAGCGAAGTTAAAGTCACATCAGCAGTCGTGACGGTGACCGATTGCGAGCCCTCAAAAGCTAAGGAAGACCAACCAGCACCGCCCGTGTCAGGATTGCTTGTGTTGTTTTCAATCGTGTTTACCCAAAGCCCACCAAATGCTGCAGCCTGTAAAACCGCGCCTTTTGGATACCCGCCGATGGTCGTTGAGAAAGAAGAGTCATAAGGAAACATCCCACCGGCTTCCTGCCATTGCTGAATGGCAGTGATTTCATACAGGATCCCATTGAAATCAGCACCAAAAGGCGGGATGCCACCTGAACTGATTGGCTGGAACGTTAGAGGAGGAAATCCGTCAGTTAGGGATGCCTTTCCGTTCGTGATTCCAATTTGGGACGCTTGAGGAATTGTATTCTTGTAGCTTGACCCTGCTGAATTAGCAAACGGGATCTGAATTTTTAATGGGATATTAGAGCTTTGCATATCTGATCCTGTTAGTAAGAAACGTTGACAAGTACACCAGCCGGTCTAGGAAATACGCCAGAATTTTGAACGATGGCAAGCTGCCAAGCATTTGGGATAAAGTTGAAGTGATAAGTAAAACTCTGATTCAGGCCATCGATAATATAAGCCACTCCATAAGGGCTACCATCAATCGACACTCCAAAAAAATACTGTAAAAATTGGTTGATGTTCGGGACTGACAGATTGCCAATGTTCACGGCTGCTTTCACCATAATCAGTCTGCGATAAATGTTATCCGACAAGTAATAAGTCGTTGTATTTGAAATCGAAGAATAGAATGGTGCCTGCCCAAATGGCTGAGGGCCAGTTGAGGCATACGGTGCAAGATAGGCTTCATCGAATCCCAAAAAAGCAGGAGAGCCCGGAATCTGAAGGTAACGGGAAACATTGACAATCGCCCCCCAAATATCAAGCCCTGATCCAACCGCTGTATTCACATCCCAGATGTTCGCGTAGAAATTCGCGATGTCTGTGTCGGGCTGTACCGCGTCATTGAATGACTGCATCATCGAATAGATCGTTGGAGAATCAAAGTATTGACTCAGCAGTGTCTCATTCCAATTCTGCATGGTTACACCAGCGTCACGGTAATGTTAGAGGCCGAAAGGACTGGAAGCTGATCGATTCCAAAAGCAATCAACAGCGCATATTGCAAAGCCGTTCCATTGCCTGAACTTGCACCAGTGGTTGCTGCAGTAAATGTTGAGCCCACCGCGTAAGTCACCCCAGAAGTTCCGGCTATCGTGTTCCACTGCGTTTGCGTGGTTGAGCCAAGCGTCAAGATTTGGTAAGTCTGACCGACAACAAAAGACCCAGCCGTTACTGAATTGTAAGCCGCCAGATAGACTTCTTCGATGTTCACATAGGGGCTGATTGCATTGATATTGCCATAGTAACGTCCCGAATAGGTTGTTTGCCCGATATAGGCAGCTTGCCCTCCATCTTGACCGTTAAATGAGGCGAGAACGGCATTCTGGACTAGCTGCGTGATGTTTGATGGAAGCAGCGCATTATTCTTAATGACCACATTGAAATAGGCATTCGTGGCCGTTGGAGTCAGATAAGTGACCGAATA